CTCCCTTCACAGCATCAGTAAAGAATAGTGCCAAAGTGGCAAGGTCTTCTACATTCTCTCGCGTAGACATAGATGTTACCTTATCACCATAATTATCATCTTCAAACAGAATAGTTACTTTCATTATTTAACCTTTGCTCCTTAGTGTTGCGCTAAGGACTACAACAGCAGCCCATGTCTTGATTGTGTAGGGAATAAGTAGTGTTGTGAAAAGTGTATTAAGCGACCAGATTACTGCAAGTGGCATAAATACCAAAATAGCAGATAGCAGAAAGACAAGAGATACAACACCAAAAGGTTTAACGCCCTTAAGAGACTTAATATTTTTCATAATCAATCCACCATAAACATTTCATCATCTGCACTTGGTGCGCTACCCTCAAAGGCAACATGCTCCATCACACCGATATTAGCAAGACGAGTGCCAGCACCATTAGAGTATGTCTCCCACTGTACCTTAGCCTTAGTGCCGTTACCCAAAGCACCATCTTCGTCAAACAACCAGTACCGCTTATTCTCTGGTCCTTCTGTAAGGTTGACGACTTTAGGTGGACCACCCAAGTTAACATCTACATCGTCACCATTCTTATCTTTGAAGGTCATTACATGGTCGTGCATACGAGACAACTTAATGTACTTACCAATACCAAGACTTGAACCCTCCTTGATACGATCATGGCCCATAGGCTTAAGGTCAATACCATCGGCTGTAATCTTCTCAATATCATCTTCATTAGTGAAGTAAGCGTTCACAACATACTGACCGTTGTGCTTCATAGCCTTCTTAGCTGCGCTGTTCTGATCACTGCCCATATCACGATTGCCCTCAAATACCTTAGCGTACTCAAGTACCATATCCATTGTGTATTTAGTCATATTGTCTTACCTTACTCTTCTTGTGTTACGTAAATTGTCTTAGCCACTTGCTTAGGAAAAACTTGAACAGATTCTCTATTTATCTCATCGAAATCTGGGCACTGTTCCTCCGTAAGAACCTCAGACCAATTTAACCTAAAGAACTTACTCTCGTCTTTTACTACCATGGTCTTAAGAGATACCCACCTACGTGTATCAATAGTAGTTCGGCCCTCTACAACCTCGCACTCTTCTGTAAGGCGTTCCCATTCGTCTACGTCTGTAATAAGCATACTTAATAGTCTCCTTTCTGAGCGTATCTAAGTGCTACTGTTGTAACCGTGAGTGTAACGAACACCCTTACCTATATATAGGGCCACAGAACGCTTACTTGTAACTGTGTTTTACCCTTTAGAGTCAGAGTGTTGCCTAAAAGACTCTACTATTTAAATGCGGTCCCTCATGTCAGGCGCCCCATGCGGATCGTGGCGCAGTCAGGCTTGCCGTCGATGGTGTCGAAGGTGATGCGGTGGGTGTCTCGATGCCCGAAACAGTCGGACCCGAAGCACCAATATCCTCGATTGTGCCCAACCATAGTCGCCGTCTCGCGCTTTGGTTCTGGAGCGATGCGGTAGGCGGAGTCTTCATGCCACAATGCGTCTATCCTTTTCCACTCACCACAGAATAGAACCTCAATTCGCCCACCCTCATGTTTCGCCAGCAACAGCGCGCCCTTTTCCTCCGGCGTCATGTCTGCCCATGTTGTGGGTTTGTCTTGATTTGTCATTGTTTCGTCCCCTAATGTATTTCTGCATAGTTCTTACCATACTGAGTGTCGTGACCCAGCTTAACATTTAGCTTTAGCTTCTCATTAGCTTTGTCCATCGCAACTTTAAGTACCATATCCAAGTCGCCTTGTCCAGCACAACCTGCAACCACCTCATCATGGAAACTGGCAGTCAACTTCATACCACCTTCCATACAAAACCCTACCCAAGTATCAAAACAGTAAACCCCTGTACTTTGATTGAGGGTAGACCAAACATCTCTCTCTGTCCTGAGTTGATGCCAGAAACATGAGACAGGGTTGCGTACCCACATAGTACCAAAGAGTTCTTTTTTCTCTGCACCAGCAGCAATTTTAGTTACAGCCCAGTTAATACCCCAAAAGGCATCTAGTAGGGCTTGTGCTTGCTTACGTGTTGTCCCAGTCTCACGAGCTAATTTGGCTGAACCAACTCCATACATGGCACTGTAGGTTACAACTTTTGCTTTCTTACGTACTGCATGAATACGGTTGTACCTCTCTTGGTTTGATTCGCTTTGCATTTGATCTCCTTGTGTTTTCAGCGACAGTTATCCAACGGCAGTTCTCAGGTGTGTAATCCTTATTAGAGTCTTCACGGTCTATTGAGAGGCCTTCCTTGTAGCCATTTGCATAAGCCCACCCATAGAATTTTATAAACTCACCCCACCTTTTACATACAGAAATCCCCTTTCCACCATAGTATTCCCACCTCTGCGCCTTTGGGTTACTACATCTATAGTGCATAGCATAAAAGACAGAATATAGCTTATGTTTATAGAGACCATGAGTTGTAGGGTCAGCCCTATTCACCCGCATCTTTTCTTTACGCAGACAACCGCACGAGAAAGTTTTGTTTTTACTTTTTATACTGGTTGTAGGTAGCTTAATTTTACCACCACAAATACATTTGCAGAGCCAATAGTGCTTCTTAAACTTACCCTTACCTAAATACGCTACAACCTGTAATCTGTTGAACTTGTAACCAAGCAAGTCTGAGACACCATTAGGTTTTATAATTTGTGTAGAACTCATAATCTTCCTCACTTAACATACCAGCACGAACAGCAATCTTTAAGTGTGGGTCATAGCCTTTCTGACTTTGCTCTTCCACCAAAACTGGGTCCAAGGGTTTAACGTAGTGTCGCCTAGTAGTATCCTCTAGTGAAACCATATCCGAACCACACAGCACCTCGCCCTCCTCACAGGTAAGCACCCCTCGTATGATCTTACCATAGGGCTTATCTACACTAGGTAAGTTAGCCAGAGGCTTCTTGTGTTTAAACCGGAAGGTGTTAGCAAAACCTGCAATACCTGCCTTTAGATAACCACCCTTATGAGAATCTAGGAACCCTTTAAGTATAGCTGCCCTGTGTGTTAGTACAACCAGACCATCAAGTACATCTACAGCAGGGTCAGCCTCCGATAGCTCTAGGACACTTTCACACAGTTCACCCTCCTTACGTACTTGTTCAATCTTACGTTCTTCCCCAGTACCCTTGTCACGTAAAAACTTAAAGGTCCGTGGTTGCCAACCTAGTGAATACAACCAGTCCTTAACCTGATTCGTACTAATAGGGTTCCCAAGTTCCTCACCCACTTTCACAACAAAAGAGATGGAAGTCTTAGGTTGCTTGTACTCTTTACACAAGGCAAACCACTTGTGACCAAGTTCGGATAGATCACCATTCTTCTTATACATGATCTTTGGTTGTGTTGCTATCTTAGTTAGTTGCTTGCGTGGCATAGCCTCTGCTAGTTGACTAACCTTCTCATCTTTGAGGGCCATAATCTCATCATAAGACGTTTGTGTAAGCTCTACGTCCAACTTCCACTTAGTAAGCTCTTGTTCACTAGCACACTGCATCTTGAACGTAAGGTAGTCGATTAACTTCCATGCACTATCGTCTAGTTGTCTTTCCATCCGTACAACTTCCCTAATTTAATCTCTAGTGACTTCCATAGCCGCCAGTTAATCTTAACATCAGTATCGCACCTATGAGCGTAGTCTTCAGGTGTAAGCGAGTGCCAGTCCTTAATCACAGGCTTAGGCACCCCATAGTCCTCACCGTAGCTCTCAAGACTATGCTTCTTACGGTCATAGTTTAGATACCAACTAAGTGCAAGAGTGTCTACCAATTTTGCCTTGATCTTAATACCTAGCACACGTTCAACAGCCACAACATCAAACATAACTATGTTGTGGCCTACAAGAACATCTGCTTCCTCGAAGAACTTACGCATTATCTTATAGTCGTGTGTATGTTGGATATTCTCTCCATCTGAAGTCCACGACACAACATGCACCTTAGTTAGTTCTTCGAGGAGACCATCCGTTTCTATGTCAAAAACTTGTACTTTGATAACTAATCTCCTCTTACCATTGTTGTGTCACTATCATACTTAATCGAACCCGCTTCACCTGTCAAGGCAAAAGGACGGTTCTTAGTAACTGTCAGTTGCGTAGTGTTACGATCTACAATATCCTCTGCCAGCTTATCACGCTTTAGCTCAATCAGGATGATAGCCTCTTCCTCGATAGCCTTAGCATACTTAGTGTGACCATCCCCATTTACGTGTGAGATAGCTACAATACCTACGTTTTTACGTTTAGCAAACTCTACTAGCTTAACACCAAGTTCAGTCAGTCCACCAGTAGCATTATCTACACCAGAGAGGTATGCTAGGCGTTGTAGGTGGTCGATGAAGATGTAATCCGCACCATAGATAGCTACAGCATGTTGACACTGTGTGAGGCACGACTCAAGAGGATTACTTGGGTCAATATCGAAACCGATGAACCTATCGTCACCCACAACATCAATAACAGCCTGTTCTACCTTACCCAAGTCAAAACCGTTTAGTTCAGCATCCTCTTGGGTATTGACGTTAGCCTTCAACTCGTATGTTGCTAGACCCCTTGCTGTTGTGGACCTCATCTCTTCCATTGCTAGGTTAGCTACTACCTGCCCTTGGTTGCGAACTAGGTCATACTGGGCATACCGAACGATACTTGTCTTACCTACGCCGGGCGGTGCCTTAATAACTGTGATACCTCCCTTAACCCAACCCCTGATCTTATCGTTAAGTCCCTTGATAGGGGTAGGTACATAGCTGTAGGGGTCTTCCTCACGCACTGCCTTGATCCACGACTCAGTACCAGAGGTAAATCCCGCTGGAGAGGGTCGTTTAGCGTTCCACCATGCTGCCTTGAAGTCTGCTGCCTTACCTGCCTGTAGGAAGTCATTAGCGTCCTTGTAGGGAGAGTGATTTACACGGTAGACCTTGTTAGGAAAGAGGTCCAACATCTTCTCAACTAGAGCATCGCCAGCATCATCATTATCAATAGACAGAATGATCTTCTCGAAGCTATCTAGCCACTCCTTACAGTTCTCCCACAGTTTACGACTTGGTGTAGCTGAAGGTAGGGACACAACAGGATTGGTATAACCACTCTTTAGCATCTGTGAGACACTTAGACAATCTAATTCACCTTCTGTAAGTGTGACCATCTTAGAACTACCAGCAGTAAACAGGTTCATACCGAATAGTTCATCACCCTTGAAACCAGACTTAGCGTAGAAACCCTTTTCTGGCAGTGTACGCACCTTAATTCCGCCGGACGGGTACTTATACTCTTGTCGGTCACTATAAGTCAGTACACCATAGTCTTCCATAGTCTTAGTGTTGATACCTCGCATGTTGACATATGCACCCCTACCAGTCACCTCTTCTACTTCAGTCTTGTATTCCGACAAATCATAACCCCCGCTGTTATAGGTTTTTGTTGTTCCGCCAGTAGGGTACTTTTCCTTGGCCCAACTAAACATCTTCCTGTTGGCAGGGTAGTGTTCCCCACATGAGTGACACTTACCAAACCCCTTATCGTTGTAGGAGAAGGCGTCACTAGACCCACAACTCTCATAGGGACACTCTAGGTGGTGGTGGTCACTCATCGTAAAATACCTCCATGTTTTTAATCATACCACGTAAACTGTCACACTCCTCTAAAAGAACCTTGTAGTCCTCGTAACTAACATAGTCCCCATATTGGTCTTTTTCCATATAAGCACGTTCGTCAAAACCACCCACATCGACGTACCCAGCCCAACGAGCTACTGTCTTATCCATAGTTATTACCCTTATCTACCTACTAAAGTTCAAACCTAAGTATCACAACACAATAAGATACACAACATAAAAAGACTACTATAGTACATACTAAAGTTCCTACTATAGTCTTATTAACTAGTTGTTATAATACTAGAGAGTGAAAAACTATAGTTTAAACTTTAGTACCTACTTACCTATAGGGCCACAAAATAAGACTTGTAACATCACAAATTGTTACACAAACTCACTGTATAGCTTGGCTGTAGCACTCTTTTCCTTACGAGAGACCCACATCTTGTTAGTTTCCATAAGGTTAGCTACTTGTTGTTGTGACATACTTTCGTGATAACGATACCAGATAACTTGGTACTCTTCTTGGTCTAGTGTCCCTTTTGCAACAGTAAAGAGGTGGTCGGGATCGTTGTTATCTACTTGTCCACTCATCTCACTAACCTCATCATAGTCCGCAAAAGTGGATGATAGTACAGTCCTGAGCCACTCATAGCTACCATCTGATAGGTTGTTCCCACTGTTGTCACTATCAATGTTGTGAGTGAGCCTACGAGAGGCACTGTGGGCAGGTATGGTAAGTGGGTGTGTGTCTAGGTTAAGGTAGTCGTGTATACGCCTCTTAGCCTCCCTGTAGAGCTTCGCAGGGTGTGCATCTGGCTCTGTGTCTAGGATAGTGTAGCATGTAAGGATACCCTCTTGTACGAGGTCGTCTTTATGGGAGGGGCTACGGAACTTACCTGCTAGAGACTTGCACATAGATACGATCTCTTTTGTACTTAGCTTCTCTTTGTCTTTATTCATGTTGTTACCCTTTAATCTTAAAACTAGATACCATCATCGACATAATATCCTCTAAGCCGTCCTCTCCCTTCATGCACTTCCAACCTTTATCATTCTTATAGACCTGATACTCCTTACCAGACTTGTAGGCTGGACTTGCAGACTTTACACAAATGAGTGTGTCTCCATCTTCAAACTTTGTGTTGTTACTTGGCTTACTGAGCGGGACTTTTGTACCACCTGTTTTCATTTTAATCTCCTCTACCTATGAAAGTTTATACTTAGTGTTTTTTGTTGTCAAAATTTCACCTACCAAGTTTAATTTCTTAGTCGTGTTCACCAAAGTTCCATCTGCAAAACGACCTTTGCTGTCATTGTAAATATAACCGCTGTAGTAACCATCGACTTGAATCGGTTCCCTTAGCTCTGCATCGTATTCTTTACTGTTCATGTGTATTTCTCCCATCCCACCAGAGGACCATTGTTTTCACCGTAGTTCCCGTACTCATCAAAAAGTACATTATTTTCCACTAAGGGGGTTTGCTCAAGTTCTGCCTGACGATCTAGGATCATGTCCACAACACTATCAGGTTCCACATCGGGGCAGATAGCTAGTGTCTCTCGGATTAGTGTTAGCCAGTGGTTCTTCGCTACGCTCGGGTTCTTCGCTACGCTCGGGTTATTCGCTACGCTCGGGTTATTCATTTCATTATTCTCCTACATCAGTTTTCATCAAGGCTTCCCAGCTAACAGGGAACAACTCTTGCATATTTTCGCTAATCTGGTCAGCAACAAGTCGGCTCTCGTATTGAGTATCAGGTGCGCAACGAAGACGACACATGGCAGCGAAGGCATCTAGGCTACCCGACCAGTACCATTCGGTCATAAGTGACTGTGGTAGTACCATACGAGCCTGTTCAGGGGCCACTCCGCACTCTAACATACGTTTGTAGACCGCTAGAGGTTTTTCGTACAGGTGTTCTAGTCCCCATACTAGGTTTACCACACCAGAAGACCCTTGCTTCTTGTCCTCAGACTTACCACGCCACTGACTCGGTGTATAAAATTCAGGTTCGTCATCTACATACCTACGACTAATCTCATTCCATCTGAGATAGGAGTGCTTCACTAACTGACGGGCAACAAAGATAGGGGCTTTAACGTGGAAGGAAGCAAAAGCATGGCCAAAAGGTGAAAGGTGCTTATGACTTGCTAGGTATTTGATAAGTTTTGTGTCTTGTTGGGATAACACAGGTTTAACCCAAGGATTCATCATCTCAAAACGAGACTCGCCAATAAAGGGTGCTACCCACACATCTTCTTCGTTTTCCCACTTACTATTTTTACCGAAACTCACCCGTGCAGCATTTACTACGCTAAGGTCACTGCCCATACTGTCAATCAGTTTTGCTTCAATCATTGTTTTTCTCTTTCAGGACATAAGTAATACCATCAATTACTACTTCTTTGCCACTACAAGATGGTTTAGCTGCAATAGCGATTTTATGTTGTTCTTCTGTTAGTCGATTACCATTAAGATACCAAGACTTATCACCACCAACATACTCAACAGCAGGCCCATCCTCACGGTGTAACTTACCGTTAAGATACCAAGACTTATCGCCATTAGAATACTCAATAGCAGGCCCATCCTCACGGTGTAGTTCATCGTTAAGATACCAACACTTAATACCACCATCCCAATCAACAGCAGGGCCACCCTCACGGTGTAACTTACCGTTAAGATACCAAGACTTATCACCAGACTTAGAAACTTTAACTGTATACTCAATCATTGTTTTTCTCCTACCTCTTTATACATACCACATGACTCACTGAAGTCACTAAACGCCACTGGCGCACCAGACTTACCCCACCACTTGTAAGCAGCATCATCTACCTCTTTTGTGAAATTCCTGTGGCACTCTTTGTTACCACAAACCTTACTACAAAAGGTCATATCTTTATAGCACAACATATATATATAGTTCCTCTCTACTAACTTTTTATTCCGGTTATCCCGTATATGATATACGAGAAGGTTGGATTCCCTTCTTTATTGGTACAAACCCTTCTCGTCTACAGCCACCATAGCATCGTATTCCATGATTGATACCTCTTCCTCGCCAGCTACCAGTACAATCTGTTCACGGGACAGACATAGGCCACCCACAACAAAACT